CCATGGATGGTCTCCACTCCGTCAACTACACGCACCAACCCACGGGCACGAGCCAAGCGGGGATCCACGTGGACCCCGGTCAGCGTGTCATCGGTGTAAGGAATACACACGAGACCGTGCTTCTTCACCATCTGCAAAGCCAGTTCCCATACATGGGAGCCGGGCCATCCCAGGCGCGCCAACCCGTTAACCACGTGGTTGTAGTCGGGCCGGCGCTTGGGGGTTCCACGGAGGTAGAACGGGGTCACGTAGTGCCCCTGATACCAATCGGAACCGCAGGATTCCCGGAAGGGACCGCTCGTATAAGATTTAGAGCGGTTAATGGTGAAGCCCAAGAAGTTGAGCAGCTGTTCAGCCTCTTCTGCCTTCGCGGCATCAAGGATGATGTCATCGCCATAACAGGTCCACTCGTGGGCCCCGACGGCGACGCATACTGCTGAGAATATCAGCGTTTCGAGTGCAAAGGTAGCCCCGTTCCCCATGGAGGAGAACTTGGCGTAAGTCCTTTCCTCACCAGGCTTTGCGCCTGGTAGCCGATAACCCGGTGAGCGGATCCATTTCAGAATGCGATACCACTCATACGGTAGGAGCATAGCGACCACATTGGTCGCGAGCGTGTCACTGGCCTGTTTAAGGTCTAGTGTCGCTAACCCTGCAACGGGGTCTAGCGATCCTACTCGAGCCATTTCCTGGTTCCGGGTCTGGGACGACAAGTCGACGCCCACCTTACGGAGCTTTCGCTTCCAGTAAGCGTCTATTGCCAGCTGCACAGGGAGTGCATGCGTTGGCTCTGCCGCAATCGTGCGGTAGGTCGCCCAGTTCTTTTCCACTAGGACTATTCGATTAAAGTCCTGTGTGCGTGCGCTTCCGTCAGTTACGCCGTATTGCGCGGCGAGAAGACGGATGATAGGCAGCGCCTCAGACGAGGCGCACAGAGGTGTGTTTACCTTTTTGAAAGGCAGGGACTGCCTACGGGTACGATCAGCTGTGGCTCCTCCTGTAAACCTCACGAGCTCAGGAAGCTCATCGAGGAAGTGGTCAACAGGGCCGAGAACTCGGGCGATAAATTTCTTCATTCGCTCGATCTGCGCATTGCGCGCTTGAATCTCCGCAGGAATTTCCCTTACGTCCGCCATGTTGGCGAACTGGAATATGCGGGCATTCGTCTCGGAGCAGCATTGCTCCGCCGCCTGGAAGGAATCCAAAGCGGCAGCCGTGCACCTTGTGCGATCTGAGAAGTCTTTGTTCTTTTTGAAGAACGCTGACAGTTGTCTCAAGATCAACCACTCGTCGGGATGATACTCGTCCGACAGATCAGGGAGGGTGGCCATGACGGCCACATCACGGGCACGGATCGCCCCCTTGATTAGGGGGGCTAGCCGAGCCAGTGAAGCCAGGTGGTCTTCGAGGTATGCGGATGCGATGCGCCATGCACCGCTCTTCGCAGATGGGGATCTCATTGCGAGGTCTCCTCCAAACATCAACCAAGTAAATGAGCACGCCTAGTGCATTACGCACAGTTAAGCGTGCTTTGACGCACACCACACAGAGGATGTGTGGGTCCACGACCTACCTCTACTTGAGGTAATTCTGGGTCGTGAAGGCTACTCCGAACTCGTCACTGTTGACGATGTCACGGAAGGTAGCCAGCAGGGCTGCCAGGTCGGCAGCTGCCGCGTCACTTGGGTAACGGATGTTTGCCTCGATCGCCG